GATGCTTTCACTTGTTCAGCTTTTGCACGTTTTGCTTCAGTTGTAACTTCAGATGAATTTGATTGCACAGGAGCAGGAGGTTCTATAGGTGCAGGAGGTGGTGGCATTTTTGGTCTGGGGGTACACATGAGGACGGACTCCATTAGTTGTATATAAAAACGCAACACAATAATATATATTGCGTTACACTAAGTTACTAATTCTCGTCCTTAATTAAATATTTTATACTAAATATGGTATGATGCAACCACTTTAATCTTCAGGCATCTCACACATATCATCCGAAGTTGACTCTTCTTGCTGTCTTTTCGATACAGGGAAGGCAAAAGAAAGTGCCAAAGCATCCCCCTTATTAGGTGAAGGAATGCCTCGTTTTTTCATTGCAGTTTTAGATTCTAGTTGAATTTTACCATCCATTCTAGGAACTGTTTCAGGGCTTGTAAGATCTAAACATAATTCATCATCATCAGGGATTGCACCTCCTTCTTGCAGCCATTTTTTAGTTAATCCCCACATTTCAGCACGTTTGTTTAAATAACCAGGATCTAGTGCAGCACCGCCGAACCAAACCAACTGCCAATCGTGGCCAAGAGTTCGACCAACCGAAACAATACCAGTTCCATATCCTGCATCAATAAAAACTGCATCAGCTTTATGTTGGGCCTCTAAATTTGCCACAAGGTTAGCAACTGCAACATCATTGTCATTTTTAGGGATTGACCTTAGAATTTCAAATGCAAGCCCCTGCCTTAGTCCTATCTCAATGCTATCATCACCTTCCCACGCAGGATCGACTGTGATAATCTTTGGAGCAAACTCGTATTGATTAGCTCTTAAATGTCTATGTCGTGCTTCATCAACCAACCCTTCAGCAATGAACTGTTTTATTGATTGATTAGGGAATACACCACGCACACGAACTTTGAAGAAATCTGAATCAACACCATAATCTTTTAACCAATCTTGAATAAGCTGTTTATTCGTAATTGAAACATGTCTTGAATCAACATGCCTTGTGTTCCACCTATGACGGAACTTCCTGAAACACTCCCTGAAGCGTCCAGTATTTCTTGTTGGATTCCCGAAAGCAAACCAAAAAGGTTCACCATCCGTTGTACCACCTTCTGCAACTTCCCAAATTTTATCAGGAACGGCTGAGGCTTCATCAAAGATATAGAAAGGCGAGGAGTTGGCAGCATGTAGACCTGCAAAGGATTCTGAGTTTTCCTCACGGCAAGTCTGACCATCCACACGCCAACTTTCTTTGAAGTCCGCATGATAAAGATTCATATTCCCTTTGCCGTTGTTATATACAAACCATTCACCAGTAACACATTTCTTTTTCCACTTGCCTAACTCACCCCATGTTTTAGTTTTAAGCTGATCTGAAGTGTTTGCCGTTACAACGCCTTTGCAATGCGGACGTGTTGACATAATAAAAAGAATTATCCAACTAGTGATAGTTGATTTACCAATACCATGACCTGAAGAAACCGCACCACGATAAACTGGTACGGCATTTTTCCCATTAAATCCGTTTTTTCTTATTCCCTCACCCCATTCCTCAAGGAACTCACAAGCCCAACGATCAGGCCCATATTTCACTTGATACTTTGAAGCCCAAGGCTCTTCAAGCTCGACCATCTGAATTGAGGGATCATCGCTCCAAGAGAAGGCATACATGACAAATCCCAAAGGATCATCAAAGAACCCTGCCATATCTTCACACAATTGATCTTCTAATGTTCTGGCCAAATTAAACCCCTATAAAAGCAGCTAACTTTACCAACCCGATAATGAAATGCAAAAAGCTCAATAAGAATATCCCTATAGAAAAGCACCTAAAAATATTAGCAACCTTACTTAAACCAGTAGAAAAATAATACTGACCAAGATAAGCAAAGCCTGAAGCACCTGAAGCTAACAACACACCAGTTCCAAATACAAACAAAGGCAAGGCTGATATACCTGCAAGGACAATAAAGAAATATGAAACGAAAACCCCTAAGATGTTGATAAGCATTATTGAGTTCAAGGCATTTTTTCCATAATCTACTGAAGCTTTGAACATTTCAACAGCTACAGCATTCTTCATTTCATATTCGCAAAGATGTCCTGCAACTTTCGCCTGATAATCAATGATCTTTCTTTGGCTTTCAAAGTCATCAACTTCATTCTCTCTAATTAGCACACGAAGCCTTTCCTCAATATAAGCCACAAGCTCCTCATTTCCTTCAATAGCATCAACTGCATCTAAAACTTCAATTACTGTTTCTTTACTCATTGTAATAATCCTCAATTTGTTGTTTTTCTTTTTCGTTTAATCTTACTTTACGCCATCCTTTCGTTGGATGCAACTCAAACGCAACTTCTGCATCAAAGTGAAAAGCTCGCTTTTTTTGCCGTTTTTTACTAGGTTTCCCACCTAAATCGATTTTTGCAGCCTATTCAATCCAAACTTTGTCCATTTTTGGAGTGGTTGGCGATTCAACCTCATGATCTTTATAATTTGTAATCATTTACTTTCCCTTAATTTATTTGTGAAATCCATCAACCAATCATCAACTGCAACCTTAGCCTTTTCTTTAGTTGCTAGATCTTCATCGTGGGCAAAAGCATAAATAAAGCGCAGCACTTGACTAAATTTTTCCTTATCACCAGGCACTTTAGTTCTTTTTAGTTCCAGCTTCAGGAGATATTCCTCATGCTCTTCACGGCTCATTTGCCCAGCGTATTTATATTTCCATAATCCCTCTTTAATATTCTCAGATTCAATTATACATCCATGATAAACTCGCAAATCAGATAGCCTGTTTCGGTATGAATTAGAAGAAACATCAGCCCAATGGCATAATGTAGGGGCAGAAATCCACTTGCCTTCATTAGACCATAGAAAATCATATATTCTTTTTAACGCACCACCCAAACGATCATAATCCCTTATCTCGTTATAAGTTCCACCATGAAACCTATTATTGTTTTCATCAAATGTTTTCATTCCTCGTCCTCTCTTTAGATTTAACCCGATAAAAGGCTATTGAATTTAGTTTTAGTTTAAAGTTTTTTAGGTTTTAATCCATCCATAAGCTGAAATGCTCGTTGTAAGTCCAACTCATAGCACTCTTCAGGATAAATTGAATGACCATATATAAGCATTTCTTTGAGGTGTTCAGCATAATAACCATTCTCTATTTGCGCCCTCACCATGCACCTAAGCATTCGCATTACATGTTTATAGTATTTTTTAGGCGCAGAACGTGGCATATCAACACTAATCTTCATAATCATCCTCCTCCTGTTTAATTCCTACACGCTTTCTAGCTGCAATAATCTTAGCAGCCAAATCACCCTTCTGATTAATATCAACAACTTGTTTCTCATGTCGTCCAAAGTTCATAGAAAGCAATGATATAGGGTTTTTTGTCTTCCCTGTTATCGCCATTTCCTCAAGAAAAGCCTCACATCTTTGCTTCGCACGTGTGACAATCGGAATTAAATCCTTATTCCCCACCTTCCCCTTACCATAATTTAACAACGCTCTAGTTGATATATCAAGATGCAGGGCAAGCCCTGATACTGTAGGAGGACGAACAAAGAAAGTTCTCTTATCATCCATTAAGCTAGTAAAGTATATATCAACTTGTTCTTGTAGCTCCTTCGGGCAATTGAATTTAAAGGGCCTTCCTAGTTTAGCATCATCTTCACTCATTTTTTTCTCCTCTATATTCCATCTATTTCCCAAGTGTTTATATTTAAACCATCATAATCACCTATAATTATAACTAAACTTCCACCAGTTTTTAAGTAATCTGAATCTATTTGATCGGCTTCAAAGTTACCCATTACTTCATCATCATCTGAGTATATCACAATTTTCATAATTCATTAAAACCATATATTCGATCTAATTTAGCTAAAATCTTAAAAACTCTACTAATAAGAGCTATCCTCCCTGAGAATCCCCTATTCATTATTTTTTGCTCTAAGCGATAAATAAGCACCCATTTTTTAAACTTCCCTAATTTATTTAATGTTTTCATTTTATATCCCTTCCCTGTGTGGGGAGTTAATTATTTAAGCTTAGTAAGACCACTGCTAATAATATCACCACACCTATTTATTATATTATTTGTTTCTTGATGGATGCCTAACAACACATCTTTAACCTGGCGGCAAATTGCTAAACCTATAGCAAATGGCAATACCAAAACACTAATCAAGCAGGCAATCAAAACGCTGTTTATAGCGATCATAAAACCTGTGATAATTTGA